CGCTTAGTTGATGACGTTATCCAGCGGGTTCAGACCGGCGTTCAGTTCAAGCTTTACACCGATCGGGTAGTTGCCTCTGGTGTTGTTGATGAAACCCTAAGCCGGAGCATTGAAATGGAAGCTGTGCTTACTTCAGCCAGTTTTACGGTCAACCCTGACGATGCACAATCGATCGAGGTTGCATTCCGCCCATCTGCTGTGCCTACGTTTGATTTCAGCAAGAGCTGATAATCGTTTTGATCGTAATACCCCCGGCTTGCGCTGGGGGTTTTTTTATGAGTATTATCTGCTTACTGTTTCAAGGCTTTTATGTCTACTGCTGGCGCTAGTCTTCGTGCTCTTGACCGCCTAAAAAAAGCTGCAAATCTTGTTCCTGTCAAAAGAATTGTGATCCTTAGCGATGGTGCTGAGTTTGAGTTTTGGTCTACGCCATTAACGATGGCAGAACGTGAACGCGCACAAAAGCAAGCTGGGTCAGATGATGCCACCCAATACGCATTGCAGCTATTAGTGAACAAAGCAACAGATGCAGACGGTCAGCGGATGTTTAAGGCTGGTGAATTGGCCGAGCTTAAGAACGACGTTCGCGACGAAGACTTGCAAGGTTTGATGCTTGCTCTTGTAACAGGTGAAGGAAACGTTACTGAGGACGAAGCAAAAAACTAACCAAGCTCTTCAAAGATGACTTTCCGCTAAGGATTCAGATGCGTTTAGCCCGTGAACTGGGTTACACGTTGTCTGAACTTTCGCAAAAAATGTCACGCGAAGAGCTGCAGCTTTGGTGCTTGCTGTATGAAACGGAAGCATCTGAACAAGCTGAGATGCGCCGCAAAGCAAAGCGGAGGTAGACTGGTGCCACACGGTTAAGAGCTTGTGGCATGGGCGTTGTTGTTGTTGACCTAACTGGCAAAGACAGCCTCAGCCCGGTTCTTAAAGAGGTTGACGGCACCGCAAAGAAGCTAAATAAAACCATCACAGACTCTCGCGGCAAGCTGCGGAATGCCCAAGGGCAGTTTGTGGCTATGTCTAAAAGTGCTGGCACAGCAAGGCAAAGCGTCAAGTTGCTTGGCACTACATTTTCAACTTATTTAGGGCCTGTCGTCGCTATAGGCGCAGCGATCACAGGTGTTTCAAAAGCTCTCAGCATCATGGGGGACCGTGAGGCTGATGCGGCTGCTTTGGCAAATGGTTTGAAAGGTTTGACGACAAATGGCGCGGCAGCTTTAGATGAATTAAAAAACAAAGCCGATGAACTTGGGAAAGCCACTTTGTTCAACGAAGAGGACTTTACAAAATCATTCAAAATGCTCACAAGTTTTAGAACTATTGGCGTCAGTAGTTATGGAAAGGTCGCGGAAACTGCTGCTGACATGGCACAAGTGCTTGGGCAAGACGTAAACAGTGTCATGCTGCAGGTTGCAAAAGCACTTGAAGCCCCAGACGTTGGGCTGACCGCGTTGCAGCGTTCGGGCACTCGTTTTACCGCACAGCAAAAAGAGCAAGTCAAAGCGATGGTGAAAGCAAATGATGTTGCTGGCGCTCAGGCATTCATTCTTAAAGAGCTTAATAAGCAATATGGCGGTGCTGGAAAAGCTGCTGCCAAGGGGTTTGCTGGTGCGATGGATACGCTGGGTGAGGTTACGCGTGATGCGTTTGAAGCATTTGGCAAGCTAATTGCACCTGGAGTTATTGGCGGCATATCACTGTTGAGCACAGGGATTGAAAAGCTAAGCAGTTTCTTTCAAGTGCTTGGTCAGCGAGTAATGCCGTTGTTTCAAAGCGCATTACAGCCGGTTATAGAAACAATGCAAGAGATATTCAAAGATATTCCTTTTGACAAGGTCGCCAATATTATCGGCAATCAAATTGTTAACCATTTTGTTGCACTTGGGAACGTTCTTAAATTTGTTTCTCCTTTAATTGTTGGCATAGTTAAAGCACTTGTTTTTACCTTAAAAAACAGCCCGCTCGGCTTTATTGTTAACCAGGCTTATAGGCTGGCTGAAGCGATGGGCCTGACAAAGCCTTTGATTGAAGATTCTGCAAAAGCTAGCAATAAGTTAGGGCAGAGTTTTAATGATATACCTGGCAAAATTGACGCTGCTACTGAAGCAAAAAAACGGTTTATTGAAGCAACAAAAAGCTCTCTTGAGTTTTTGAACCAAGAAAAAACACAAATTAAAGCTCAACAAACCGCTTACGAAAACACTGTCAAGGTTACAAATGCTCGCCTAAACGCAGAAAAAGCAATTAATAGTATGCAAAACCAGGGCCTTGAAATTGCATACGAGCAAGCCACTTCAGCCGGTCAACGCTTGAAAATTGCTCAGGAAATTTTCCAGAACGAAATGGAAGGGGCAAAAATTGTTTACCAGCAAACCTTAAATAGCATTGAAGCAGAGCGGCAAAGGCTTGAGTTCCGCAAAGAGGCAGCAGTTATTGAAGGCCGAATGATCCAGGCCAAGGGTGAGCTTGCTGCAGCAGAAGCAAAGAGCGCAGAAAAGGCGGCTTTGATTTTAGAAAAAACAAAAGCAGCCGTTGACGTTCAAAGGCAAAACGTACAGATGCTTGATAGTCAAATCCGTACGCAAGGCCAAATCGCCGTACATCAAAAACGAGCTGCTGAGGCACAACTTCAATCAGCACGCATGACAGCAGAGCAAAACTACAAGCAAAAACTTGTCAGTAAAGAGATTGGACTAAGTGGCACAAACGCAGGTAAACTTGTCGGCAGACTTGGCGAAAGTGCAACGAATGCAATTCTATTAAAAAATGAACTTTCCAATAGCAATACAAACACGCAAAACCTAGCGACAGGAACGGGACGAGTTGCAGAAAATGCACAGCAATCGTCGTTTATGTTTATCCAAGTCGCAAACAATGCTCAGTCTGCAGCCAATGCAATCAACTCTGCAGCAAGCGCTCAGGCTCGTTTGAATAGTTTGCGAAGATCCCAGCCTTCATCTAATTCAACAACAACAACAACAACAACAGAAGGTGCAGCGGCTGGTGCTTACTGGAAAGGTGGTTTCAAAGCGTTTGCTAAAGGTGGCATGGTTAAAGGCCCAACACTTGGCCTTATTGGGGAAGGCGGCGAGCCTGAATACATCATCCCGCAAAGCAAAGCGGCTGGGTTTGCTGCTAATTTCTTATCAGGCCAGCGTGGGGCTGGTGCTATTCCAGGCTTTGCGGATGGCGGCGTTGTTGCCCCGTCTTCTGCAAGCGTGAACATCCAAACAGGGCCTGTGACCCAAATGGATGGCAAAAATTTTGTTACAACACAAGAAATGTCAGCAGCCGTGCGGTCTGGCGTACAGCAGACATTAGACTTATTACAACGTGACGGTATAGTTCGTGCATCCTTGGGCTTGTAATGTCAACTAACTACGACATCATGTGCTTTCTTGAGTACTACACTGACCGCGCAAGTGTGTTTAGCGGTGGGAAAAGAACGCCTACAAGGCAGTGGCAAAACTTCTTTCAAGAAGGGCAAGTGCTAGGTAGTGTTGACACTGAATCGACTGCAACTTATTATAATTTAGCTTTTGACGTTGAAGGCTTTGGGTCAAACCTTGGTTCCCATATAAACGATCTCACAGTTACCATTGCGGCAACTGCCGATTTAATCGACGTTACTGACGCAGCAATGACAGCAGACAATCTTGTAATAGCAACTTTGTATATACAAACGGCAGGGGGCAATGTTTTTGATACATCAAGTGCTCAGCAAATTAGTCGTTACATTGGCAGTTTAGAAGAGGCAAGTATTTCGGATATTAAAATTGGATGGAAAGTCAACCCCGCGATTGATAAGATGAAGCCACAAGCGCCAACCCGCAAAATCACATCAAACATGTTGAACAGAGCTAATCTCAAAGTGCCATGAAGGAAAGCATCTTTGGCGATCATTTTAAGGTTGTTTGCGCGGATGGTGTCACCCGTGAAGAATGCAGCCTTACCCTCCACGCTGGCGCATACGCTTACCTAGACAGTTCTGGCGAGTTGCTTGAAGGCGATCGTGCCGTAACGCAAACGCTAAGCGGCAGTTTTGCTGTAACCGCTATTGAATTAGCTGTTATCGTCAGCAAGTATGGCCCGCTGAATTGCTAATGGGAAGACAATCTAAGACGCAACGACAGTTTAAAATAAGGCCAGCAAGCTCAATTGAGCGGGCCGATGCAGCTGTTCAAAACAGTAAAAAACCAAAAAATAATAGGCAAGAAGGCAAAGCACAAAAAACAGGAACAGCAGGTGAAACTATTCCAATTGTTTTTGGGAAACGTGCAAGCAATGTTGGTGGTGTTTGGCTAGAACCTGTTTTAACAAAGCAAGCTTCGTATAATTTTCAAGGGATTTTTCTTTACGCTTTGAGCCAAGGAGAAATTGTGAGTACACCTGTTGTTTATCAAACCTATGTTGGCCGCACTCAAATTCAAGCAAGAACCGGAACGTTGCCAGTCTTAAACAAATATTATACGTCTGCTTCGGCAATGGCATCATCCGCCAACACTTGCCCAATCACAAGCGGTAAAATTTTTTGCGATCCAAATTCAAATTTTTTCATTGGCGAAGTTCAGAAAAAAGGGGCATTTACTATCCTTGGTAGAGAGTTTACTACTTTTCACACAGACAACGCTCAACTAACCATTGGCTCTGGTGATACGAGCAATGCGGTATTAGTTGTTACTGGTGATAATTATTTTGCTTGGGATTCTGTAACTGGTGCGGATGTAACAGCAGCATTTTTCACCAGTGTTGGCATAAGCAATCCTGCTTCTTATGAGTTTGTTTTTAACAGAAACCCAAGGGGCGGCACTCTTATCGGCGGGTTCCCTGTTGGGCATATTGATCGCGGTATAGTGCTTAACGGTGGGGCACTAGGTGACTTGTTTGCGCCAATAGCAAACAGTATTGCTTATAACCCTTGGGGTACTTCTAATATTGTTAACGCACGGTACGAGAATGCTACGGTCAACAATCAATATAGAGGCTTGATCCCTGCAACTACTGGCACATTAGGGGGGCAAGTTAGTGAATTTGCGACAAGCACTATCGCTGACCCTACCAGCCCTGGAGCAAGTTTTGATTTTACAGATTATGCAGATATAACTTGGCTTGAAATCCAAGGCAATATTTACGACGAAAGTGATCCTGACAATGGTGAATACAAAACTACGACACGTCAACTTGCAACGTTTATCACTGACGGTGTAAAGGTTGCGTTATACAGTGCAGGCACTCCTAACACTACTGGCGCTAGCAATCAATTTGTAGACCTTGCTATGCACATGTTTGCACTAATTGGGCGTGTTGATGGTAGCAGTACAGCAAGCATTGCTTCTCCAATCAACACAAGCAATTTGCAGGCTCTTGCAACTTTCAAC